TCCATCTGCTGCACAGCTTGCTCCATCTGTTGACCACCCTGCACGATGGATGGATCAACCCCACCGCTCTGAGCCAAAGCCGTAGCTTGCTGCTTGGCTCCCTCATGTTACACCGTCGCTTGCTGTAACTGTTCTGTGAGTTGCTGCCACTCAGGATTTATGAGTGGCTCAGACTCAAGCAGAATGTCAATGTCCTCAAGCGCAAGGTCTTCGCTGTCGGCTTCGTTGATTGTGATAACGTCGTCAATGTGCAAAGCTTTGACAATCTCACGGGCGTTAGAAGCCGAGGAGATGAGTCCAGCCACTTGTGGGTCTGACGATGCCATCTCCAGAATCTGAATAACCTTGGCCTCACGCTGAGCCCCAGATTCGGGAATCATGGTGAGAGTCTCAGCGGTACACTTGCACTTACCCGAGGAGTTAGACTTGAGCACATCGGGTTGAACAGACACGTAGGTGCCATTCACATTGGTGTATAACTCGGAGTTACCGTTCTCAGCGCAGCACTTAACCGCCTGAGTTATAGCCGTGGCAAACATGGAGTTAGCCACCAGCCATGGAGCACCGATGCGTTCCAAAGCCTGCTGAAAGCGTATCTGAGTCGCTCCCACGGTGTTATCCGCACCTTCACCGCCACCGAAGAGGGCTGGGGTGCCACCATCAATGGATTGAATGAGTTGCCCAGCGTACCATTGGAGGGTGGGGAACAGGGTTTCAACGGGTTGAGGAGTGGGAGTTAGTCCCATCAACTGCTCAACCGTCGCACCCTCGGGAATCGCGACCGGGATGAAGCGTGTGGTTGAAGCTTCAAGCTTGTTGATTTCCTCGGTGTTGAACGCTTGGTCCTCAAGAACCACCATACCGATGGAACCACGGATGTACTTATCGTTCAGTTCGGCGAACAGGTTGATGTGCTTTTGAAGGGAGATGTCCGAACTACCGAGTGCGCGACGTGCTTGACCGAAGCCACGAGTGAACACACCAAGCGATAGGTGGTCGTCCATTGACTCTTCCCAGCAGCAGATAAACTCGTCGCCGGACATGATGACATGCATCCCACCTGAGAAGTTCTCAACAAAGAAGTCTTGCTGTTCTTCAGTGACCACATCGTCATAGAAGATGCCCGGTCGGCTCCATGTGTGCTGGATGGTGCATTCGCGCATACCCGAGCTACCAAGCAGACGATTGCCTGTAAGGCCAATGCGGGTGTTAATCCTCGCGATGCGTTCAAACTCAAGTTCACCATCCGTGCCCATGTTAGGCTTAATCTTCTTCTTCATCCACGGATAAGTCGCACGAGCGATGGCGTAGTCAACCTCTTCATAGATTTGAGCATAGCTGCATTCGGATAGCTTGTCGGCAAGCATGGGAAGCTTGGTCTCAAGCAAGCCATGGACGCTGGTCTTCTCCGTGACGAGAATTTCACCATCATCGGTTGTACCGTTCTTCATGTCGGCTTCGGAACGTGTCCATAGGATAGCGCGGGGGTCAGTCCAAGCTATACCCATGAGTTGGCGTTGTAGCTCGGGGCTGTTGTTGAACTCTTCCCAAATGTATTTGTATGAGTTGGCTGCGTCGGCGTAGGCTACATCCTCGGGGGACTTGTTGCGGTTGGGTGCGAAGCTGACTTTGATTTGACCCCGGCATAGAGCGGATGTGATGATGTCGCCTTGGGCTGAGTAGATGTTAGTCGGGAACAGACCGGCATCATTGGTTTCTTTGATGCCATTGCTCTGAGGGTTAGAAGGGTTGGCACCGGGAATCTGCCATCCACCGTTTTGACCTTCCTCAAGATATTGGAACCCGTTATCGTAGATGCGCTCTTCCCAACACCGTAGAACGGAGAAGCGTCGAGCAGCCTCATCCGATGTGCTGTAGCCGGTGATGATGGACTTGATGGTCTCGATTAGCGTTGGGTCATCGAAATCTTCGGGCTTCCACACTTGTGCCTGTGTGACGATGGAAGGCGCGAGTCCCGTGCGCTGGGGCTTGGCATCCTCTTCGGGTTGTGGTTTCTTGTCTTCGATTACATCCGCCATTTTTATGCCTTTGCCCATCTGCCGATAAACTCGTTGACTTGTGTAGCGAGGATTGTGGACTGTTGCAATAACTCGTCGCACACAGCCTTATGTAACTGGTTCTCCGCACGAACGATAGCCACCGCTCTCGGTGCAAACTTGAAGTCTTCCTCAAGCTGAGTTAGTCGCGAGTTAATAGCATCAAGTTTGTCTGCCAGTTCTTCAATCGTCATGGTGTCTCCATGTAACATAAACGAGTCATTAAGTCACTTATGGACTCGTTTATGTTACAAAACCCTTGGGTGTCTCCCTTGTGTAACTTACCTGCCCAGCATGGCCTTAAAGCCCTTGCCCATGGATTCTTCGGGAACGCCAGCTTTCATGTTGTCGTCCGAATGCATAGCCTCTTCAATCTCTTCCGGTTCGAAGCCCTTCTCTTTTAGAGTGCGTAGAGCTTCCATCGCTTCAGGATCATCGTGGATGGAGGGCTTAGACTCTTCCGTGGGTGCTTCCTTACCCGCCAGTGAGGGAAGCTTGCCGAGGGAGCCGAGTGATTTTGGTTCGGACGGGGCGCTAATCATGCCGAGTGCTCCGCGTACCATCTTAGGATTTGCCATTTGTTAACTCCTTGTCGTGCTTAAGTTGAATTGCTGCCTTGCGGTCTTGATACGCTTGCCATCCATGCCCCTGTATCTCCGCGAGGTCGAGAGGCTTAACATCCTTGCGTGGTAGCTTTGGTGCCGTAACTGCATCTAACTTGAGAGTCAATAACTGCTCGGTAAGCACATCCGCCCTGCGAGTCTGGGCAGCGAGTTGCCCCTTAAGATACTCAACCTCGGACTCCAGATGGGAGCGATAAGGGAACAAGGCGCGGATTAGAGTTTCAAAGTGCATCATTACCTCTTCCAACTTCCCGGCATGTACTGTTTCTTGGTCTTAGCCTTAGCTGCTTGCCTATAAGCCAACATCATCCGTTCCTCGGGTGTAGCTTCGTTCATCTGCTGATTAAACTTGTCCTGCTCTGTCATCTTGCGAGGTGCCAACATGGACTTGAGTCCATACCTCGCACTTTCGGAACAATCCTGTTCAATCTTCGCGGTGGATAAGTCCGTTTTTAGGACAACATCCAAATTCTTTGGGTCTCGCATCAGGATGGGTATAGCGGCGAGTAACTGTGGGCATTCTGAACTGATAAGCCACGCATCGTCGTACTGCTTCCCTTCCGAATCCATCCCATGAAACTTAGACGCTTTCAACAATTTATCCATCAATGTCCAGCCGCCCTTGCGGTCGTTATCCGCCTTGGTGGCGAATGGCATCCCGAATTGGCGTAACTCCTTGCCCATTTGAGAACCCACGGAGTTGGGATCACCTGTTACTTCCTCAGGAGACAGGAAGAACGCCTTGATAAGTTTCCTCTCACTTTCAGGCGTACACTCACCGATTAGTCTCCCCACCTCAGCCGAGGTCTTCTCGTTGACAACCATCTCGCGGTAAGTGACAACCACGTTGATGGGCTTGGTCAAGTTAGACCATCCAAGGTATTGACTTGCTTCAGACGGACTTAGAGCGATGCGGTAATGCCAATAGGTGGCATTGTAGTGGGACTTGCCCCAGTCGTCCGACAACCAGTAGTTAGCCCAAGGCTTTCTCATCTGCTCCACGAAGGAAGGATTAAGCCTAACTGCCTCAAGGTCGAAGCTATTGGCGAAGTAAGCACCTTCGATGCTATCCCATGAGCCTTCCCAGTCAGCCTTGCTGATGACAGCGTCATCATTGGCCAAGGTCTTCGTGTATTGACCGCGTACGGCTGCGTAGGCTTTACGCTGGTCGTCAGTCCACCTGTAGTAATCCTCGACCGTGTAACCATCTTCTTTGAGAGCGGCTTGAACCCAAACGTAGTTAGACCATGGGTCAAACTTGAAGAAGATGTAATCGTCGGGGTCGCCAATCTCCTTGGAAAGGAACATCTTCTTGAGGTCTTGTATCCCGCTCCCACGCATGTTGAACAAGAGCACAAGCTTGGCGAGTGGAAACTTGGGATGGGCTGAACGACACGCCTTACGGATTTCAGTGATTTCCCTCAGCGTGAACTGCTCGGCCTGATCAATTAGAACAACGTTGTAATTACCAGACCGGAACGCCTCTTCAACTTGGTCATAATTGGAACTGTATTTAAATTCGCAACGCGACTTACCCATCCTTAGCACGGCGGGAGGTGAGGTCTTCAAGTCTTTGGTGATCCATGGGAAGCTTGTGCGTAAAGCTTCAATGTGGAAAGGAACCACCTGTGCCACCCACGTACGCATGATGAGGCAGACGCTGATGCCGGGTATCTCAGCCATGAGCGTTAGAATGCATCTGTCAGCCCCTGATGACTTAGAGGAACCTCTACCCCCACCCACACCTATAACCGAGTGAGTACCGTTGCGTAGCTCCTTGTAGAGCAACGACTGGTTGGGAAGTAGTTCAATTTCTGGCATTAGATATGCACTATCCTTGGTGCAAAACACATGTACATGTGAAAGAAAGGCGAAAGTTACTCACCGCTGCCAATATGCTTAACCGTGATGACAACTGGCGCGTCACCCTCTTCACCGCCGACAAGTTTGGTCTTGGTTCCATACGTGCGGTTGAGCACCCGCTCTGCACGCCAAGCGGCGGATTTGAACTTTAGAGCCGCGACCATATGATTTTCCATAGTTGCGGTATCTACAGCCTTTTGAGCAGTTTCCAGCAAATATTCAGCATAAAAAGACCTCGAAGCCTCCACCTGTGTATTAAAATCCGGATATTTTTCCTGCCAATGCAGGATGGTACTCCGCACAGGCATGTCCGCATCTTCGCAAACGTCGATGGTCGTGCGAAACTTTATGCGCTCGACAAACTCAGAGCCGAGCGCCTTGGAGTACATCGTAGGCCGACCTGCACCGGCTGCAACGCCGGGGTTGCCGATGACAAACCTACCCAGATTGTCCCGGTATCCGTCAGCCTTTTTTGGACGAGCCATCTTGTTCCTTATTCTGTGCTATACTCGTTGTAAGGTTGCTCAACACCTTTTGAAGTTGAGACTCGGTGGTAGTCATCATCACGCTTACTTAGACGCCGCCGGAATGATAGACCGGAGTTTTTTCTTCAGTTGTGTTGGAGTTATGTGTAAATAT